GTTCGTCAGCCCCGACCTGATCATCCCGGCGCAGTCGATGATCCTCTCGATCGCGTCCATCGTGCTGGTCGCCTTCACCGGCGCCGCCAGCACCTTCGGCGTCGGCAACACCGTGAACCCGATCGCCTTCACGCCGGCCGGCGCCATGACCGCGCCGGCCACCGAGCTGATCACCGCCGCCGCCGCGCCGCAGCTGGTGAACTGGATCAACTGCGGGCCGATCGACGAGCAGTTCGTGTTCACGTCGACCAACACCGGCGCCGGCGTGGCGCTCGTCATCGTGGAGTACATCCAGGGGCTCAACGCGCCGACCAGCTAGACCAGAACAGAACGAAGGGTCTGAAGATGAAGACGATCGCCAGGCGCCGCGGCGGCGGGGCCGAGAAGCACGACGACAAGGGCCGCGTCGTGGTCGCCAAGCACCACGAGACGGCCGGCGACGGCATGGACGACCTCGACCACGCCAAGCACGTCGGGCCGGTGCGCGGCGCGCACGGGCGGCACACCGCCGCCAGATCGCCGCGCAAGAACGGCGGCGAGGTCGGCGCTGACCGGCGTCCGTTCTCCTCAGCGCGGCACGGCACCGAGCCGAAGGGCCGCCACACGATGCCGGACGACTGACGGGAGGGAGAGCCCATGCGGCCGATCACCGTCAGCGTCGGGCCGCTCGCGGCCACGTCGAACGTCGGCGGAGGCCAAGCGGTTGGCCTCGTTGGCTGCTTCACCCTTAACTTCACGCCGGTTGGCGGCACCAGCGTCAGCGCCTTCGTCGGCAACTGCACCATCACGAACGGGGTGCTGACCGTCAACTCGACGACCTCCGGTGCGTTCGGCGCGGGCGCGCGCCTCACCGGGCCGGGCGTCGCGCCGGGGTCGGTGGTGGTCGGTCCAGGCCCGACGCCGGGCACTTGGCGCGTCTACCCGACCCAGACCTTGGCGGCGACTGGAGGCATACGGCTCAACCAAGTGCAAACCCTCGACGCGCCACGGCAGATCACCATCACCAATACCGAGCCGGCGGGCGCCAACAGCTTCACGGTCAGCGGGACCGACGCCGCTGGCAACCCGATCAGCGAGACGCTGGTCAGCACCGGCGCCGCCGTGACCACCTCGCAGAACTTCGCCACAGTCACCCAGATTAGCTGCTCCGCGCCGCTGGCCGCGACGGCGACCCCGGTTACGGCGGCGACGGCGTCCTCGCAGCTCGTGATGTTCGACCCCTGGGCGCAGGGACCGATCACCAAGCAGGCCTCGCTGGCGGGCGCGGCGACGTTCAGCGTGCAGATCAGCAACGACGACCCGAACGCGCCGGGCGGGCCGCTGCCTGGATCGATGACGTGGTCGAACGATCCCGACGCCACCTTCGTCGGCGCCACGACGCCGGTCGAGGGCTCCTGGGCGTTCGTGCCGCTGTTCGCGCGGGTGCTGCTGACGGCAGGCGCGGGCGCCGTGCGGATGACCTTCCTGCAGGCCGGCGGCCCGTATCTGTAGGAGGCCCCGATGCCTACCAGCGGGACCTTCAACTTCAGCCCCGATCTCGGCGAGCTTGTCCTCTACGCCTTCAACCTGGCGGGCGTGCGCCCCAACGCCATCACCCAGGCGCACATGGAAAGCGCCCGCATGGCGGCTGGGCTGCTGAACGCCAGGTGGTCGGGCCAGGACGTGAACCTCTGGGCGGTGGATCTGCAGTCGATCCCGCTGGTGCCCGGCAACAACACCTACTCGGTGCCGGCCAACACGATCGCCATCCTCGACGCCTACACCACCAACTGGGGGACCGGCACGGCGCAACGCAACCGCGTCATCCTGCCGATCTCGAGGACGGAGTACGCCAGCTATCCGAACCCCAACCAGCGGGGCGCGGTCACCGTCTACTGGTTCAACAAGCTGCTGGCGCCGACCATCACCTTCTACCTGACGCCTGACGGCACCAACCAGACCGTCAACTACTGGCGGGTGCGCCAGATGCAGGACGCGACGCTGCGCGGCGGCGCCTCGCCCGAACTGCCCTTCTACTTCCTCGAGGCCTACGCCCTCGGCCTCGCGCAGCGCCTCGCGATGGTCTGGAACCCCAATATGGCCGCCGGGCTGAAGACACTCGCCGACGAGGCTTTCGAGATCGCGAGCAATCAGAACACGGAAAGGGCAAGTTTTTTCGTCTCTCCCCAGATACAAACCTATTTTAGACCGTAGAAAGCCAGATGCTTGGCAACAAGTTCTACGTTTATGAGCACTGGCGGCCAGATAAAGGCGTCTGCTTCTACGTGGGAAAGGGAACCGGGCCGCGCGCCTGGAGCCTGAAGTTCAATCGAAACCGACATCACCTCGCCGTTATTTCCAAGCTTACCGCGCTGGGCTTGGCGGTCGATATACGCATCATCGCGCGCGATCTGACGAGCGCGGATGCCTTGGTATTGGAGGTCGAACGCATCGCGTTTTATGGCCGCGAGACGCTGACCAACCAGACCGATGGCGGCGATGGTCAAAACGGCGCGTCTGACGAGACGCGCGAAAAGCTGCGGCGCTCACATAAGCGGCGTCTTGAACTGGACCCGCATGCGCTCGACTACTTATTTGCCGTGCCCCGCCGACCGATCACTGAGGCGATCCGCGCGAAAATAAGCGCGGCCAGCAAGGGCAAGAAGCTGACGGCCGAACATCGTGCCAAACTCTCAGTTGCAACACAGGGGCGCGATATGACCGTCGCCGTGGAGGCTGCGCGGTTGGCAAATACGGATCGCAAGCGTGCGCCGTTCACGGATGAAACTATCCGTCGCATGCGCGTGGCTGCGCTCGCCCGTGAGGCCAAGAAGAGGAGCGTTGCCTGATGGCTTACGCCTCCCGATCCGGCCACGCCCGCGTCTCCAGCCGCAACCCCGAGGCGTTTGGCGTCTGCCAGCGCTGCGGGTTCTGGTTTCAGCGTCGCGAGCTGCGAAACCAGATGGCGTGGAAGGGCGCGACGCTGCTGCCCACCTGGGTGTTCGTCTGCAACAGCTGCTACGACACGCCCCAGGAGCAGGACCGGGCGTTCATCCCGCCGGCCGACCCGATCCCGGTGCAGCTGGCGCTGCCGGAGAACTTCGATGCCGCCTCGGCCGACTACATGGGCCTGACGCTGGGCGCGACCACCGACCCGCAAACCGGCCTGCCGGTCCCCGGCAGGACTGCCATGTCGACGACGGATGGCGTAGTCATGGGGCCGACGCCAGTGGGACGGCCGATCGGGTACGCCTTGGAGGCAGTGATGCCGCTGGCGATGACCGATGCTGGCGTCCCCGCGCCTGGCGGCATCCCGATCCCGGTGCTGTCGATGCTGGCGGACGGCTCGCCGGTGATCCGCGTCACCACCAACGGCCCGCACGGCCTCGCGCCCAACCAGCAGATCGCCGTCGCCGGCACCGTCGACCCGCGCGCCAGCGGCATGTTCAGCGTCTCGCCGTTGACCGCCACCCTCTTCAGCTACGGCTGCTACGACTGGATCCCCGCAGGCTCGATGCTCTCGCCGGAGACCATGATCACCCTGGTGGTGACCGCATGACGGACCAGGTCGGCCTGCCGCGCTCATACATGCAGCTGCCCCAGGTGGGGCAAAACGCTTGGACACCCCCTCCTGTGCCTCTTCCCCAGGCGGAGCCGCCGCCCACCAACGGCACCGTCACCTCGGTCGGCCTCGTCATGCCCTCCCAGGTCTACTCGATCACCGGCTCGCCGGTCACCGATGCGGGCGTGATCACCGTCACCTACAACAACCAGAACGCCAACACGCTGTTCGCCGGGCCAGCGGCCGGCGGCGCGGTGCCGCCCTCGTTCCGCCCGCTGGTCAGCGCCGACATGCCGCTGCCCAACACCGCCAGCCTGGGCGGCGTCATGGCGCGGCTGCCCGCACCGCACCGCTTCCTCACCGGCATCGACACCACCGGCCTCGTCAGCGCCGCCCAGCCTGACTACAGCGACCTCACCGGCCTGCCGCCGATGGTGGGCGCGCCGGGGCCGCCGACGCCGACTTCGCTGGGCGGCGTGGCGCTGACGCCGCCGGTCCCGCACAGCTTCCTGACCGGCGTCGATGCGACGGGCGCGCTGCTCATGGCGCAGCCCGTGGCGGCCGATGTCGCGTGGCCCGCGCAGGCGATCAATCTGGTGTACGCCGGGCCGGGCTCTGGCGGCGCCGCCGCTCCAGCCTTTCGTCCGTTAGTCAACGCCGATCTGCCCAACGCCGCAGTCGATGTGCCCTGGACGCCGGTCGTCACGTTCGCCACGCCCGGCGATCTCTCGGTGTCGTACACCGCCCAGACCGCGATTTACTCCCGCATCGGCCCGCTGGTGATGTTCAGGGTCTCGCTGTCGTTCACGGCGACCTTCACCACGGCGGCCGGCAACCTTCAGATCACCGGGTTGCCCGTGGCTGCGGCGCCCGGGTCCTGGGGCGGCTATATTCCCACCGCCATCAGCACCATTACTTGGCCAAACACAGGAACAGTGACCTACCTTCTCCTAGGCGGAAGCACTTTTACTATTGTATCGGCTAAGTCCGCTTCGGCCCCAACTAACTGGACGGCGGGTACACCTATTCCAAGCGGAATAGGGTTCAGCCTCCAGTTCAACGGCTGGTACTCGACGTGAGCAGCGCTTCGCCAAGAAAGGCGTGCAGTGATGGGTAACCCGCTTTCCACCATCCCCCTGCTGCCGCCGGCCATCAGCATCTCGGGCGCTGAGCAGTTGTGGATCAGTCAGGCGGGCGTCGACCGGCGCAGCACCCTGGGCGCTATAGCTGGCCTGTCGCCAACCGGGGCAGCGGCCAACCCCAACCTCAACCCGACCAACTTCATCCTCTACGCGACGGGATCGGATGGCGTGGCGCGGCCGATCAAGGGCATGGCGTCGGCCGCCGCGACCGAGGCCAACGTCCGCGCGCTCGACGCGACCTGCGCCAGCCTCGGCATCCCCTGGGACCTCGACACCAACATCGCTCTGACCCAGAACACCACCTACGCCGCCAAGCAGATTTACGGCGTGGGCGGCATCATCACCACCGGCGCCTTCGCCCTCAAGGGCGACTTCGACGCGCTGGACGATGTGCAGATGTTCGATGCGGCCTCGACCGGCTACATCGACCTCTCGCCGGGTCAGGGCCGCGTCTCCGTTGCTTGGTTCGGGGCCGCCCCGGCGCTGGCGGACAACGCCAACGCCATCAACCGCGCCCTCAGCGCGGCGCTCGGGTTTCCCCGGCGTGGCAACCACAACATGAACCTCAACCGCCCGGTCTACGTCCCCGGCGGCTTCTACGGCATCCGCGCCCTCCTCAACATGGACAACACGGTCGGCTTCACGCTGGAGGGCGACGAGCGGCTCACCACCCGGATCACCCAACTGACCGCCGACACGCCGGTCATCTCAGGCGACGGTCTAGCCTACGGCAAGTTCATCCGGCTGCAGTTCGTCGGCCCTACGGTGGGTGTGGACTTCGGTCTCGTCCACATCGACTGGACCGGCCTCTACCCGCCGACCGGTCCGCAGGGTTCGTTGCACCCGCAGTTCATCGACTTCGACCAATGCTATTTCTTCTGCACAGGCGCCTGGGCGGTGGGCGTGTGGATTTCCAAATCGACCACCAACCAGCACAACAATCTCGTCTTCCACAACTGCGTCTGGAGCGGGTCCTCCCAGGCCGCCGTGATGATCGGCAGCAGCGGCGTCACCATCGCCCAGAACGCCATCACCATCGAGTTCTACGGCGGCGACTTCCAGGGTCACCAGAAGTTCGGCATCCAGAACATCGGCGGCTCGGTGATGGTCTACGACACCACCTTCGAACCCGCCCTCGCACAGATGTTCAACGAGGGCTACGACGTTTTCCAATACAACCAGTATTGGCCTACCACCCTCAACAACTGTCGCACCGAAGGCAACAAGCTGGCGTTCGGATGTACCGTGTACGACGGCGGCGTCGAAACGTCGGGGGCGGGCACGCGCACCATCTGGGCCGCCAACCACGCCTACAGCCAGGGTCAGTTCGTCAGCAGCACGCAAGGCGTCGTGGGCCAAAACGACGGGCGGCTCTATGTCTGCTTCCAGGCCGGGACTTCCGCCGCGGCGGAGCCCAATTGGGTCACGCAGGGCGGCCCCGGCGGCGGCTACTACGGCGGCGTCAACAGCAGCGCCAACCCCGTCCCGCCGCCGTTCACCGGCACCAGCATCACCACGGACGGCTCGACCGGCAATGGCGTCATCAACGGCAACCCCGTCACCTTCGGGATTTCTTCCAACCTCGCCGGCTGGGGCATCTGGATCGCGGGCGCAGGCGCGGGTGGCGGCAACTACTATGGCACGGTGAGTTGCACGCCGGGCTTCACCGCCACGACGCTGACGCTGACGCCGCCGCCACCCACCGCGGTCACCGCCGCTGCCTTCCGGCTCGCGCCGCTGATCACCGACAACGGCGCCGTCTGGATGCACTGGGAGTTCGCGTCGATAGTCTTTGGCAGCCTCTCCAACACCTACGTCAGGCAAGGCTACATCGCCGGCCTCTATTCCTTGGGGGCGATCCGCAACCTGCAAGTGACCCGGCCCGACTGGCAGCAGATCGGCCCTGCGTTCTCGGACTATAACTTCTACTACAGCCGGGTCGGGGTGGACTGGGACAACACGACCTTCTTCGCGTCAGGCGGCGTGAATACGCCGCACATGCAGGCGATGCCCCGCAAGGGCGTCAACCTGATGGTCAACTCCAACCCCGGCGCGTTCTCGGTGTTCGCCCAGGGGTTCAAGGGCATCAACGTCCCCGTCCTCTGGCCGGGCCAGGACGCCAACGGCTACTGGTCCGACGTTGGCGTCTTCCGCGGCGACGGCACTGGGCTGACCCCCCCGACGCAGTCGCCCGATCTCGCCTCGACGCCGCTCGCGCAGTTCTACCGCGCCATCGTCGGCGTCATCGGCATGCTGGGGAAAGTGACCCAGTTCGGCGCCGACGCGCTGGGCCTCCCGTTCCGCCTCTCTGGCGGCCTCGGCACCGGCGCCGGCGGCGGCGGCCCCATCGAGTTCTACACCCAGCCCGTCGCCGCCAGCGGCTCGACGGTCACCCAGTCGGTCAAGCGCGCCGACATCGACGCCGCCGGCAACGTCTCGGTGGGCGCCGCGGCCCTGGCGCTGACGGCGACGGACGGCTTCCTCTACATCCCCACCTGTGCGGGCGCGCCGACCGGCGTCCCCACCGCCAAGACCGGCCGCACGCCGATGATCTACGACACCACCAACAACAAGTTCTGGCTCTACAACGGCGCGTGGCGCGGGGTCGTGGTGACCTGATGGCTCAGCCGACCGCCCTCACCTACAACAGCCTCGTCACCCAGGTCTGCCTGCTGGCGCCCTACCAGTACTCGACCGTCTCGGGGGTGGTGACGCCGCTGAACCAGCCCGAGTTCACGGCGCTGATCCCGATGATGCTGAACTACGCCGAGCAGCGCATCCAGCGCGACATGGAGTTGTTGAATACCCAGGTGATCCGCGGCTACTCGCTGATCGCCGGCTACCCCTTCCTGTCGGTTCCCCCTTCGGATTTGCTGGTGGTGCAGGACGTGCTGGTCAGCATCGGCGGGGTTCCGACCCCGATGCTCCCTGTAAGTAAATCTTACCTGCTGACGGTGTGGCCTTCGACCTCGGCGCCGGGGCCGCCCAGGGTGATGGCGCTGCAGGGCGCCGGGTCTGGCGACCCAAGCCTCACCGCCACGGTCATCCTGCTCGGGCCGCCGCCCGATCTCCCCTATGGTGTGGCCTGCTACGGCGAGAGCCGCGCGCCGTCGCTGGCCGGTTTCGCCAATACGGCCCAGGCGGGGACCTCCTCGACGTGGATCGGCACCTGGCTGCCGGACCTCTTGGTGATGGCCTGCATGATCTACGTCAGCGGCTACCAGCGCGACTTCGGGCGCCAGTCCGACGACCCGCAGATGGCCCAGTCCTACGAGGCCCAGTACCAGCTGCTGCTGGGTTCGGCGAACAAGCAGGAGTTCCAGCGGCGCTGGGAAGCCGACGCCTGGAGCGCCGCCGCCAAGTCGCCCGTCGCGACGCCGGTGAGGTGACGCCATGCCTCACGCCGCGGTCGAGCTTGCAGACGGCACCAACATCAATAGGACCCCCGCGTTGAACCAGTACGGCATCAGCTTCAGCCAGCTGATCCGCTTCCAGTTCGACAATTCCGGGCAGCCCATGATCCAAAAGCTCGGCGGCTGGACGAAGTACCTACTGACCACCACGGCGGCGGCGGTCAGGAGCTTGTGGGGCTGGGAAGACACCAACGCCGTCACCCACCTGGCCTACGGGACCGACAGCTACGGCGGGCGCTCGCAGCTCGCCGTGGCGACCGGCGGCTCGCTGCAGGACATCACCCCTACCGGCAAGGTCGAGAATATCGCGGTCGGCTTCGCGACGACGCTCGGCTCGCCGCTGGTGACGATCACCGACGCCACCACCACCGGCATCACCAACTTCGACACCGTCAACATCCAGACCCACGTCAGCGTCGGCGGGCTGATCCTGTTCGGCAGCTACCCGGTGCAGCAGGTCGACGCGACGCACTACCAGATCGTCGCGCTCGACATCCTGGGCAACCCGCTGCCGGCGACCGCCGCCGACACGCCGGGCGCGGTGGCGAGCTTCACCACCCAGCTGAACACCAGCCAGGTCACCGTCACCCTGCCCAACCACCACTATGTCGCCGGCGCCACCTACCCGATCCTGGTGGCGACCGTGGTCGATGGCATCACGCTAGCGGCCGGCAATTACCTCGTGCAGTCGGTGCTCTCGGCGAACACGTTCACCATCATGGCGCAGGCGCAGGCGACCGCGGCGGCCACCGTCCCGATCAACGGCGGCCAGGTGCGCCTCGCCTACTCGTTCGGCATCGGCCCCACCCTGCCGGCGACCGGCTTCGGCCAGAACGGCTTCGGCTCGGGCCCGTTCGGCGGCGCCGGCTCGCCCGCCAATCCGGCCACCGGCGCGCCGATCAACGCCACCGACTGGACCATCGATAATTTCGGCGAGGTGCTGATCGCCTGCCCGATCAACGGCACCCTCAACCAGCCGCTCTACCAGTGGAACCCGCTCTCGGGCTCGCCGCAGGCCGCGGTGATCCCCGGCGGCCCGACCGTCAATGACGGCTTTTTCGTTGCGATGCCCCAACGCCAACTCATCTGTTGGGGCTCGACCGTCACGGGGGTACAGGACCCCCTACTGGTGCGCTGGTGTGATATTAACAATTTCAACCAGTGGTTCGACCTGCCGACCAATCAGGCCGGCACGTTCCGCCTGCCGCGCGGCTCCAAGATCGTCGGCGGCCTGCAGGGGCCGCAGCAGGGGTTCCTGTGGACCGACCTCAGCATCTGGTCGATGCAGTACGTCAACCTGCCGGGGGTGTGGGGCTTCAACGAGATCGCCACCGGCTGCGGCCTGATCAGCCGCAAGGCCGCTGCGGCGGCCAACGGCGTCGTCTACTGGATGGGCCCGACGCAGTTCTACAGCCTGACCAGCGAGGGGGTGCAGCCGTTGAGCTGCCCCGTGTGGGACGTGGCCTTCCAGAACATGGACGTGGCCAACATCAGCAAGATCAGGGTGGCGGTGAACTCGCGCTTCAACGAGATCGCCTGGCACATCCCGACGCTCGGCGGCAACGGCGAAAACACCACCATGCTGAAGTACAACTACGCGCTCGGCTGGTGGGATGTCGGCCTGATCTCGCGCTCGGCCTGGATCGACCAGTCGGTGCTGGGCGCGCCGATCGGGGCCGATCCCAACCGCCTGCTGATCTACCAGCACGAGACCAGCAACGACGCCGACGGGGCGCCGCTGCAGGCCAGCTTCCGCACCGGCGACTTCACCCTCTCCGAGGGCGACCAGATGACGTTCCTCGACGAGCTTTGGCCGGACGCCCGCTACGGCGACTACGGTCAGGCTCAGAACGCCACGCTGGCGATCAGCTTCCTGGTCCGCGACTTCCCCGAGGATCCGCAGCGCCTCTACGGGCCCTTCACCGCCACCCAGGCCTCGCGGTGGTTCAACCCGCGCGCCCGTGGCCGCCTCTTCTCGATGCAGGTCGCCTCGTCCGACATCGGCTCGTTCTGGCGCATGGGCCGCTTCCGCTACCGCGGCCAGCCGGCCGGGAGGTACGGATGACCTTTCAGGAAAATAGGAACATCCCGTCGAGCCATCCGGGACACGGTCAAGGCCCGGCCGGCGCGTCGCTGTCGGACCTGCTGACGGCGGTGCAGCACGTCGCGTCGAACATCGCCCAGGCGGCGCAGACCTACCTGGCGGTCAACGGCCAGCAGTCGCGCAGCGGCATCGCGGCGGCGAGCGGATCGCTACTGCTCAAGCAGGGCCCGGGGCGCATCGCCTACGTCAACGTCACCACCGTCGGCACCGCCGCCGGCACGATCGTCGACGGCAACAGCGCGGCGGCGGTTGCGCCGGTGCTGGCGACCATCCCGATGGCGGTCGGCTCGTACTTCATCAACCTGCCTTTCAACCTCGGCCTGGTGGTCATCCCCGGCGCCGGCATGACCCTCAGCGTGAGCTTCAGCTGATGCCGCTCGCCAAAGGCTCCAGCCAGAAGACGATCTCCGGCAACATCGCCGAGATGGTGCGCGCCGGTCACCCGCAGGACCAGGCGGTGGCGGCGGCGATGCGGGCGGCGCGCAGGGGGCGCGCCGAAGGCGGCGAGGCTGATCCGCCGGAGCCTGGCTTCACCGCCTATCACGGCA